TGAACCATTGAAAATAGCCCAATCGCCAATTTTCCAATCAGTGATTCCATTCAGGTTTGTAGAACCTGCCACGTCAACAACGTAGTAATAACCTTGAGTTCCAACGCTAGAAGTCAGAGTCGGAGTATTAGTTGAAGCATTCCAAGCACCTTGATATTTCAAAGCACCGAGGACTGCAGCTGGCAATTGACTGGTCGGAACAGTTCCGCTTCCGTCAAGGCTCGCTACACCATTCGCTAGACCTTTATCAGTAATCGCTGAAGACGCGATAGAGATTGAGGTATTCGTTACGCTAGTAATCTGACCTTGCGCGTTCACAGCGAATACTGGAACCGCACTTGCAGAACCATATGTTGCCGCGGTGACGCCAGTATTGGCAATCGCGATTGTTACGGCAGCTGATCCGTTGTAACTAGTGCCTGAAAGACCAGTGCCGATTGTCAATGCGTTCGGGCTAGCTGCAGTGATTGTTCCGCTTGCACCCAGCGCGACTGTAACTCCGTTAAAAGTTACAGAGCTGTTGGTCAATGACGCGTTACCGATGTTAGTGAGAGTGTTGCTCGCACCGCTAATCGTCTTGTTTGTCAGCGTTTGAGTGTCAGTCCAAGTAACAGTGACTGAAGTGTCAATCGAAATCGTACCTGTGGAAGTAATCGGACCACCAGTCAAACCATTTCCAGTCAGGATAGAAGTAACACCTGAACCTGAAGCTAGGCTAACCCAAGCACCATTCAAAAACGCTTCTAAGAGCTGAGTGTCGCTATTTCCACGAAGAGTCGCAAACTGAGGTAGAGCAGCCCTAGCTGCAGTTCCGCCATAAGGTAGAGAGATACCAGCGTTTCCAGGAATAACAGGGTTGTTTGTGATACTGAAAGTCGGGTTGCTACCACCATTTCCGTTCGCAACAGTGATCTGATTCGCGGTTCCAGTCAGAGTTACGTTCTGGAAATATGAGCCTCCAACTAAACTAACCATGCCACTACCACTCAAAGTAGCAGCAGAAAGAGCTAATCCAGTCAGAGATATAGTTGGGTCACCACTTACTCCAGAACCATTCGCAACGCTTAAACCAGCCGTTCCAGAGGCGATAGAACGACTCACTACCGTATTCACGCCCGATTTGACAATAATCCCTGTGGACGCGTTCTCTAGGCTTGCAGAAGTTCCATTCAAAAAGAAGCTGAATGCGCCTTGAGCACCAGCATCGTTAGTGCCGATTCCAAGACCACCGCTAACGTAACGAGAGTTCGGAAGAGAGGCTTCTGCAGTAGTCGTCAGGAAAGTCTGAGTCTGGCTCGGACTATTCATCAAATCCTGAACAGTCGTTTGAACAGTCTGTCCGTTTTGAACAATTGGTACTAATTCAGCACCGCTAATTGCGTCTGGCGCAACAGGTAGTTGTGATATTCTTACGTTTGCCATGTTAATCTTTTCTTAAAGTATGGGCTTTTACCAATCTTGCTCGGTATTCTGGATCTTGCCAAAGAGCTTTGACTTTCAAACTAATTTTAGCTTTTGTTTCTTCTGATTTAGGGGTTTTATTTATACCCTTTAAAGCTAAAGATCTAACTGCAATTCGTTCTGGGGAATCTTTTCTACCTTTTTGAGCTCTACTAAGCGCTTCACAATGTTCTTTTGAAAATTTAACACCTTTTTTAGCTTTTGAAATAGCTTGACCAACTTCAGGAGGAACAATTCGCCCTTTATTTCTGAGCGAAACTTTTTTAGCAATTATTTTTCTAGTTTCTTCATTATTTATGATCGCTGGAAAAGCATGACGGTTATAAGTCGTATCTGTGTCTTTTATAAGTTGCTGATTAATCTTTTTCTCAAAAACGATACAGTCTTTCCAATCACCTTTAGCAATTATTTGACGAGTGAAATCTTGAGGTCTTTCTTTATACTCTTTAAGCATATATTTAGAAGAACAGACATATCCGTCGCCGTCATGACCTTTATGAACCCCTACATATACTTTAGCGGTTTTGCGGTCTGACCAGGAGTATACGAAAGCGTTAATCATGGTGATAAAGAATCCAAATTACCATCGATATCGTCTTCTGATGTCTCAGGAGCAATTCCAAACTCGCCAGGAGTGCCTGTGAGATCGAATGGTGTTGGGTCGTTTGCAATATTCGGATCAGTCGTGATCGCGTCTTGATATTCAGCAACGTCAGCGTCTGGGCGCGGAAAGCGCAAAGAAATTTTTTCAGTTTGACGAGCAGGAAGGCGATATGGATCGAAGTTATCGGAACAACCTTGACCACAAACACGAATTCCAGGAATATTACCGTCTGGTCGAATCTCAGAATACGGACGCTTCATCTTGCAGCGATCGCAAATCGCGATAGCTAAAGAGTTTTCTCCGAGAGTATCTAACCAGACTGGCATGTTATTTGGTGTAGTAACTAATGTTAGGCGCGAAGTAGATCGGAGACTTGTCTCTGTTCTCGTTCTGAGCCATCAATAAATGTTTCTCATATTGTTGTTCGCAATATGTGATTCGGCTAGGTTCAACTTGTGGTAATTCAGCAGCCATTTGATGCGCTAATCCCCATTGAATCGCTAAGTACATATACTGAGGGATTTCAATCTCACCGCTCAAATCACCTACGTCTTGAATATAACGATTCAACCAGAGCTCCAACTGAGGTTGAATAGAGTTCGGAACTGGCCAAAGTTCCATGTTCGGCTGAGGGATGGTTCTGTTGAACCAATATTGCAAAGGGCGCAACGCTTCAAAGTTACGATTAGGTAAAGATGAGTAATCGTCACGATTCATGCGAGCCATGTTGATGGCGACAGGCATTGTTCCGAATACAACTTGGAAAAATCCCATATTGACGCCAGCAGATTGTTTGATACGCCAGAACGGTACAGTGGCTGAAGTAGGAAGGTCGTAATAGATCCATTCACCTGCTACCCAGTCAACTGCTCCTGGAGAATGAATCGAAGCCCATGTAGAACCGTCTTCAGAGCCTTGAATCTCTATTGTTACTGAACCGCTTACCGCAGGTAACACACCTACTGTAGCCATATATACGGGGTTTCCAGAACCACTATTGATTCCGATGTAACCTGTGTTAGTTGACAGCTGGCAAATCGCGTCACCAACCCCATTAAACGCGTTAGCAGTATTACCAGACGAGCTGAACGCTCCAGTAGTGATAGGGGTTACGGTGCGGTAATTCGCATTGAGAACGTCAACAGTTCCAACAGGCAAATAGTAGAATTGTTTATCAGGAATCAATCCAACAATGACTTTATTGATTGCCCAATAGTTAATACCCCAGTTTGCGAGGCTTGAGAGCAAATAATAGAGAGATTGTTTTGCCGCAGCAACTTGCTCATCGGTCAACTCTTCAGCGAGTTTACCTGCGCGTCTTGCTCCAGAATCAATCAGATTCTGAACAGTAACGATTGTTTGACCAACAGTTCCGCTTGTACTCATTTTACCATCCTGGACAATTCCAGCGTTTTAAAGACGCTTTTGCTCTTGGTGCGTCACCTTTTGATTTGTGAACCACTCCGCTCATTCTAGCGCAAAAAGATTTCTTTCTACCTTCATCTTTTTTGGTTTTTGGATGAGGTGCTGGAGCTTTTAAATTGCTACCAGTAGCGCGGTTTGCTTTGGCTCTACCTTTAGCGGTTAGACCTGCGCCTTGACTCACTGGCAACTTCTCACCACGACCAACGCTTAATGAAACTTTACCGCCAGACTTCTTAGCGGTTTTGGCAGCGTCTTTAAACGCTTGAGCCGTAGGAGCACCTTTGCTTCCAGGTTTTCTCATACGTTCACCAGACCCAGCTTTGATACGCTCTTGCTTCGCGTGGATGTTCGCGTAGAGACCGCCTTCTTTTTTGTGGTCAGGCAATTTACCGTAGGATTTACCTTTTACGTTTCTTGATGTGTATTCTGCCGCAGTGCTTTGGCTCATGCCGTATTTCTTGGCGATTTTTGGATCGTGTTCGATGGCTTTCATCAAACGGAACTGAGCTTTAGATTTTGCTGGCATATTAGTCTGGATTCTTTATCAAATAGCCTTCTTGAGAAATGCTGATCGCACCAGTGCTAGAGTTTACTTTGCATTGTAATTGCACGTCAGTCTTTTCAAGGAACGGGCGTGGCATTACACGCTGAGTGTGATAATTGATTGCAAATGGAGCTTGTTGAGTTAGCTGAACAACGCCATTTGAAGCAATTGTTTTGTTCTGATAAGTTGCAAAATTGTTTCCATTCAAAGAAGTATTGATGTCAATACGACTCAAATAGAAAGTGTAACCAGCTGGCACTGTGTAAATTGCCATCTGAGTTCTTCCCACACCTGTGTTAATCTGTGCATAAATCGTTGTATCTGTCAAATCTTTTAGCGTCACAACGCCAGAAGGATTTGTTGCGCTACCAGCAGAAACAGACATGCTGTTAATGCGGAAATAACTATTTACAGTTTCTACAGGAGTTGCTCCTGTAAGAACTACTGTTTCTGAAATAATTGCATAATTCGCATCTAATCCATTTATCAGGATCGAAGCTGTGTCGCCAGAAGATCCAGCTAAATGCATTTTTGTCGCAGCTACGGGATATGTGTAAGCAGTAGCATTCTCCCAAACAGGAATGAAAGAAGTTGCTACGGCTGGCTGATATCCGTAAATATTTACAGTGCTATGGCCATCGACTTGTCCACGAGCGACTTGCAAGTCGAATGGCTCGTATGCGCCTTGACGTGTCGCTGAAGAATAGACACCCATTAGGCTATTCCAGCTTGAACTACATTCATTGTGGCAGTTCCTGTTCCAGAATTCACAAGGACTTTAATACCTGTGATCGGGAAACTCAAAGAGCCGTCTT